GAAACTAATTGCAATTGATGACGCTATGCCAGCAATTGTCGAAGAAAATCCCATAACTTGAGGCTGTGTAGCTGCGGAATAACCGTCGCCGCAATGCACACGCTTTTGTATTTCTTGTGCGCCCCCTAGTTCAGTACAGGCATAGCATACCTTCGAACCTGCGGGCGACACAATTATATCCCCAACCATTCTTTCGTGTGGATATTTGAATAAACCTGTCGCCGCTGTAATGTGTGTCTTTTGATATAACTTACAGCCTCTATCCACATAGTATCTTATTCCTAACGAATCTACGGGCGAAAGTATTAAATCGAAATCTTTAAAGAAACCCCAACCAAGCATAGTTATGTCTGCATCAATACCTGTTACAGATATAGAAAAAGGGCTGCGCTCGGCACAGCGCTGTGCCAAAGCCAATGCCTTTGGTCTGCCAACATCCTCTTCGGTAATCATTGGCGAACGAGGAAGATTCCAATATTCGTATTTATCAAGGTCGACTATGGTTAGGTCTGAAACACCTGAATAAATAAGGTTTTTCGCAACCTCGTTTCCAAGAGTTCCGGCACCAATCATCAATACACGCTTGCTCGCCAATTCGCCTTTATTAAAGTTAAAACGCTTGCTTAATTCAACTTGAATTACCGTGCTATATTCGACTTGCTTGCAGTATGTTTCAACTGCAACGAATGGAATAAGCGCTGGTGCGACACTTGCGCTTGTTGAAACTTTTTTTGTTACACCCATTTTTTTACTCCTATTGCCATTTTAGCATTCCTATCCTCAAACGAAACTGACCATCTATCCATTGCGACAATTCAATACTGTCGACAGGGCTTAGTCTGAATATCGCATCTACACGAGCTGCTTGCTTCTTTGCGTTTTCGTAGGCCTCATCAGCATTGTTCCCAAAATCCCTAGTAGCAAGGTGACCATTAAGCGAATATTTTCCGATGTTAGCACAGCGCAAAGTCAAAATCAGATGCTTAATTATTTCTTGAACCGTAGTCAAGTCTTGATTTCTATGCCCCCAACACGGATGTCCACTATTGAATACATGTGCATGCAAAAAAGGACTTCCAACCGCACCTTGCCAAAAGCGAACATTTGCGGAACTTACTCGGCTAGGGGTTACTGCGACTTTTCCATTGATATTTGATAAACTGAGCCACGTGAATGGATAAGAAACAATAACGTCTGATTCAACACCGTTAGGGAAACTTGGGTAATTGCTAATAGTAAATAAAACCGATTGACCATCGGCACTTCTTGTAGCAGTACAATTAGGGCAGTTTAGTTGCGCTTTTATTAATCCTGCTATAATTCTGTAAACAATCAACCTATCCATGTTCATTCTCAGCTAAATTAAAATATCCCATGGCAAAAAAATTACACATGGGATATGCATAATGATTGCTCCTTACGATTTTTTACCCTATTAGCCTACGACCTTGCTTATGTTGGCAACAAAAGGCACTTCTTTGCCACTTGCTTGCAAGGTCTTTACTTGCTCGCCAACTTGCGCTTGCAACGGCTGGTCCCAAGCAAGTGTGATTACTTCGCCGCCCGCCGTCAATCCAATCGAAGAATTTTGGGTGTCGAAATCGCCTTGGGTTTTTGTTTCGTTGTACCCATCCTCGCCGCCAAAGACACCAATCATTGCTTCCTTGGATTGTGACTCAATCAATTTTAAAATCATCGCTTTCGGCGTTTCCGAAAGTTCAAAGTCAAAGCTGATTGTCGTTGAATTGTTAATGTCTGATAGTTTTCCTCTCATGATATACTCCTTATATAGTAAATTTTTTATATCTTACGGTTTTCCGCTGATACCAACATTTTACTGCCACCTAAGCATGCCAACTCTTAAGCGGAATTGCGCATCTATCCATTGCGGCAGTTCTATACCCTTGACTGGCGACAGTCCGTACTTTTTGTCAACACGTGCCGCTTGATTTCTTGCATTTTTCATAATCTCAGCAACGGTGTTTCCAAAGTTCCTAGTCGCAGGGACGCCAACTCTTATAGAATACTCTCCGATATTAGCGCATCTTAATGTCAATATCAAATGTTCGACGACCTCTTTTACCGTAGACAAACCTTGATTGTTATGACCCCAACAAGGATGTCCATCATTGAAAATATGTGCATGTAAAAAAGGTGTTCCTACGCTGTTTTGCCAAAACCTTGCACTTGTTGAATTCATTCGTCCCGGTGCTACAGCAACTTTTCCATTTGCGTTTGATAAACTAAGCCAAGTAAAAGGATAAGTGGCAATTACGGTTCCATTTTGACCGCTAGGGAATGTCGGATAACCAGTAATAGTAAAAACAACAGAACTCCCATCCGAACTTCTGCTTGCTGTGCATTCAGGACATTTTAGTTGCGCCTTAACCAAGCCTGCTATTATGTTGTAAACGACCATTCTGTCCATTCTGTAGCTCCCCTCTGCGCCCGCAAGGCACACCTATCGCAAGTATAAACTTGTATTAATAAATTATAGCATAACACAAGTACACTTGTCCAACAAATTTAGTAGGTTTTCAACAAATTTCTTTGAAAAACGACAACAAAAAATAGGGCTAGAACGATTAAATACTAATCTCTTGTTTAACGCAAACAAAGTTTTGCTTGTTGCTATTTAATGAAAGAATAAATTTTCTTAGAAATCTCCCTAGGATATGCATTATTGCAGTATTCTGAATATCCTTCAGCGAAAAACTCCACTATGCTGTGACAGGCATATTCTGATAAGCCACTTCTAATGTCGCTAGAGGTTAACGAGCCATGATAAGAAATAAATTCTTTTTTAGAAGATATGCCTCTAGAAAAATCAATTAAATGTCCGACTTCGTGGTCGACTATCGATTTTATACTCGAACAACCTGTGGGCGAAAAGCCTGACTTGCAACCCCCCGATAAATTAATGAGCGTTCGAAACAGCGATGAGTTGTTGAAACTTTTCTCTCGTAGCATGATTCCATCAAACAACCCGCCTCCTGCTACGGCATAAGCTATATTGTCGTTCACTTCCCCACTCGCATTGTTGCTTTTAATAAGTTGAGTTATTTTCTGCACTTCATTTGATGGCAAAATACTATCCAAACCAAATTTTTGCAAAACAGTTACATCCCCTCTTTCTAGGTCAGCTATTAGCTTTGCAAATGCAGTATCCGATCCTAAGAAGCACATTTTACTTCGCAATTCCGAGAATCGATTCATTGACTCTAGTATTGCAACTAAGCTGTATTTTGCTGCATCCATATGCAAGCCACTGTAATCGCAACAATCACAAATATTGTTCATTTTAGCAATTGTATTTATTTGAGCAATACTATTTGCATTATGAATTTGGTTTGCAAGAACTAAGATATTTTGCTTAAGCATAAACCGTCGTTTTTGCCGCTGCATATATATCTTTTTTTGGTCACTACTAAATCGTACTTTAATCACTTGCCCATTAGGCAAGCAAAAAGCACACTCGACCCCCTGTGACGGGAAATTAAATTGAAATGGAAAATTGTTGAACATATCGTTAATCTCATAGGAGCGTATTATCTTAATCTAAATTATAACATGTTTCGACACAAAACTCAAGGTAATAACACTACGTCTAAACGAAAACTTGTTTTATTCGGGTTCAAACCGTAAACTTTTCCGCTTTGGTTAACTGGTTGAACGGTTGTCAAAAAGTCGATACTTCAACCCCCCTCTTGACGAAAGTTGGTTAACTTCTTTAATGTCGGGCGAAAGGGATTTGAACCTCAAAACGACTACAATGGCAGAAAAGGCTTGAAACGAGGTCAAATATGCCCTAAATAGCCCCTAAAATGCAAAAATGTTGCCTTCGTAATTTCTTACGAAGGCAACAAGTCTTGTGGCGGGCAAGGGGTGTTTAAGTTTGAACACGACATTGCCTCTGAAACTGCCTCGTTTGTTTCCTCTAAACTTACGCTTTCAATATCATTACCAACATTAAAGTTAAAATATACAACAAGCCTATCGTCATATATATAAACTTTCTCAACAACATTGTCAATGATTTTCTTTTGGTGGTCTTTGTTGTGCTCGTCAATATAAGCAACTAACTCCTCAGCAAAAGCAATGATTTGTTCTTTCGTTATTCTGAAACCTTTTTCAAGTTCAAGTTGTGCCTTTTGTAGTGTCAAGTCTTTAAGCAAGATTTCATTTTCATTCATACGCTTTTCAATGCTCTCTTTAAGCAGGGCATTTTTTGCACCTATATACGAGGTTGTCAACTCCTCAATGTCTTGCCTTACATTAGCAATTCTTGTGTCAAGGCTTTTAAATGTATCGTTGCTTGTTCTCGTGTCGTAATGCCGTATAATGTCATTTGCAACTTTATTAACAAAAACGCCGTCTTTCAAGTATTTGACAACACGAGAAACAACAAGATATTCAAGCAAGTCTTTTTTATCTCGCATTTTATCGCATAAACTTTTCTTTGTGCGTTTGCAAGCGTAATAATGATATGTTACGCCTGTTTTGCTTGTTCCGCCGTCTGCCACAATAGGCGTACCGCAATGACCGCAAAAAGCCTTGCCAGTCAAAAGGTATTGCTCTTTTGCCGAGTTACTGCCCGAAAAATATTGATTTTCTTTTAACCGCATTTGCACCCTTTGAAAAAGTGCCTTGTCTATAATCTGCGGAAAGATGTTGTCGCAAAACCTACCGCCAAAAAGAAACTCGCCAGTATATTTTGCATTTAATAGCCACTTGTCAAAAGTCCTTGCATAAAATGGCTTGCCTCTAAATTTATGCCCTTGCTTGTTTAACTCAATAGCAATGTCTTTCTTTTCCGTGCCTTTGTCGTATTGCTCAAAGATAAACCGCACAACATCGGCTTGCTCCTCGTTTATTTCAAGTGTATTGATTTCGCCACGACTGCCTTTTCTGCCTGTGCCTACTAAGTTGTAACCATACAAAAGTTGACCGCCTGCGTATGTACCATTCGCAACGGAAGTGTCAAGTCCGACAAGAACACGCTTTGAAAGTCTTTGACTGTATTTCTCTGCGTTCCACTCCAAAAACATCTCGTAAAGTTCGCCACCCTCGTCATCGCTTATTTGCTCCGTTGCTGACAAAACCTTTACGCCGTTTTTCTGCAACTCCGTCTTAAATATACGGCTCTCTGTTCGGTTTCGTGCAAACCTGTCCATTGCATAAACTATGATACATTGGAAAATGCCAGACTTTGCGTCCTCAAACATTCGGTGCAAGTCTTTTCTTTTTTCCGTTTCCTTAGAGGCTGACTTTGCCTTGTCGCCGTCATATATGCGTATTACATTATAGCCTTGTCGTTCCGCATACTCTCGGCAAACTCTGATTTGTCCGTCAATGGTTTGTTCGTTTTGTCCTACGCTTGAAAACCTTGCGTAAATTACTGCGTTTTTCATTTCTCTATACTCCTATAAGTTTTTTACTGATTAAGATTTTGGGTTTATCCTTTTTAGATTGCTGAGGCAAAAACCCTTATTGCCGTTAGCGAGTGATTTCTCTGTGTTAAGATTTGCCCCGAAAGCACCCAAAGGGTTTATCCCCTTTGAGTTGCTTTCGGCAAGGCAAAGCCGACACAGAGAAATACGGCTTGTCAAGTGGGTCATACTTTTTGCAAAGCAAAAAGAAGTTGACGGTGGAGATTTTTTTGGAACAAAAAAATACAACCGCAAAGCCCATTGACAAGTCGTAAACTCGCAACGGATTTACATAATTACATAAATTTTATTTTTCTACTCAAAAACACTTGCTTTATGATTTTCATTGTGCTATTATACATAACGATACAAGCGTATTGTATTGTAGCATATTTACATAAGGAGTGCAAGTGATTTTATGCAAGTTATGAAAGAAAGTAAAATACTTCAAGTTTTAACTTTTATTCAACAAAGAACAATGGAAACTGGTCGCACACCCTCATACAGAGAAATAATGAAACAGTGCAATTTAGCAAGTATCGGACAAGTCCAACGCTGTATCAAAGTATTAAAAGAGCGAGGCGAATTAGATAGCGACAATGACGGCAAAGTAACAGTTCCTATCTTTTCAGGCAACAGTGTCAGCGTACCGCTTATAGGCACAATAGCGTGCGGTCAACCTATTTTTGCAATAGAGAATTACGAGGGCGTGTATCGTCTGCCAGAGGAAATAACTGGGCGAAGTGGCGACTTCTTTATGTTAAGAGCCAAAGGCGACAGTATGACAGGCGTTGGCATTAGAAACAACGACTTACTAATATTCAGAGAACAACCCAGTGCAGATTACGGCGATGTGGTTGCTGCGATTATTGAGGACGAGGCAACAGTTAAAACCTATCAACCTAATAAGGCAAATATCGTATTACGAGCAGAAAACCCACAACATTCTGATATTGTGGTTAAACACGAGGACTGCCGTATCATAGGTATATTAGTTGGTAGTTTTCATAAACACAAATAAATTAAAAGGAGCGTGAAAAAATGAAAGATTGTTTTTGTTCCGTATGCGGAAAAAAGCAGACTGCAAAGTTACCCTTGAAAAGCAAGGTTATACTTACTTGCCCCAAATGCAGTAAGCCGATTTTAGCAAAACGAGATAAGACAGGTGTTACAGTAAAAGCGTTTGAAAACGCCGTGATAGACACACCGCCTTAAAAGTAACACAGCATTACAACTGAATACCTTATAATCCTAAGCCTTTGAAATAGTAAGGCAGGCTGCAAATTATAAGTAGACACTTTGTTCAACAAGTAGAGATTTCGCACTATTAGAGAAAGCGAAGGAACCCACCTACACCCTTGCAAAGATTAACCGAAAAATAACTCGGTTGATTTTTGTAAGGTTTTTTTATTTATAACCCTAAAAAATTAACACCCCATTTTGTCGGTTGACGGAATGGGGTTTTTTCGTGTCCTCAACTTTAATTCTCCACTCCGTTTTTCCGAAAAAGAAAAACCAAAAGGAGAATTAAAAAATGAAAACACCCTACAAACTAAACGGAAACTTAACCGAAATTGAAGTCAACGAGGAAGTTGCAGAAACACTTGCAGACTTTCACAGAGAGGAAAAAAACTATGCTCGCAAAGAGCGTTGGCGTAAAGAAGTGTCTATTGAGGCACTGTACGCAGAAACAGGCTGGGAGCCACAAGACGAAACTGTTGACATTCTTGGCGACTATCTCGCAAAAGAGGAAGTCGCAACTTTGCGATGTGCTATTAAGCAACTTAACGAAAAGCAACAACGGCTTGTTNAACTTTACTATTACGAACAAAAAACAATGCCTCAAATTGCAAAGCAACTTGGCGTAAGCAAAATGGCAATTAGCAAACAACTTTCAGTTGTTCATAAAGACCTAAAAAATATTTTTGAAAAACTTTAAGTAGAAAGGTTTACTATTGCCTTTCTCATCTCCTAAGTGTTAGAGGGGTTTATTTTAGCCTCTACTATACAAAAAAGAGAGGTTAGAAAATGCCAAAGTACAAGTACAAATTTTGCGATGGTACATCGTGCGAGGTTGAAGTTACTGACGAACAGTTTGCCTTGCTTAAAGAAATGGACAAGCAAGAACACAACAGTAATTTCAAGCACAAACGCAAAAGCACTTCCCTTGAAGTCTTGCAGGAACAAGAAAACACCTGTAAAGAAAATGACAAGGGGGTTATGAAAAAATGAAACAAGTCTTTTACCGACAAGTAGGTTTCACTATTTTTAGGAACGAGGACAACACGGCGTTTATAGATGTGCCTTTATATGTAAAGGTTACTGAACTAAACGAAAACGGCTTAACACCCAGTGAGCAACGAATGATAAGCCGTGTGTCAGAGGTAATTCTAAAAGACAACGACCAAAAGATTAAAGACAAAATTATAAGTTTGAAAAAAGGAGTAAATGAAAATGGAAATGACAAGTGTGTTTAGAGTGGAGTGCAATTTTGGTTGCAGGTACTTTACGAGTATGAAAAAAGCGTATGCCTATTTTTCAAAGTGTTGTGCAAAGCGTTTACCAGTGGAAATTTGGTGGGTTCACTATGAGTATGACGACTTCGCAGATATGTACTTTGCGACACAGGATTTACTTGACTATGCTAACAGTGATTTACCGCACCATTAACAATGTGGCTTGGGGTTAGCCCTTGATACTCGGTATCTGCAAAGACAAGCCCTGCCATTAACCGAACATAGTTTGAGTGCACGCAAGCAAAGTGAGGTTATAAAAAATAAGGGTAGCGACCTACCGCAATTTATTAAAAGGAAACGAAAAACTATGGAAATCAAAATCGTAAAAACCGAATTTAAGAACGGCGTAAGCAAAAAAACAAACAAGCCTTATACGGCACTTGATATTACTTATCAAGGCAAAGAAAAGTTTACTGTTACTAAAATGCTATTTTTAAGCGATACGGAGTATCAGTTGCTTGGTATTGAAAAGCCTAAGGCATAAGCGAGGAGCGTATGGTAAAACCAGTTAAAGGGCAACCGTATCACTGCCCAATGTTTGAAGTTCGCTGTAAACAAGAGTGTGTTTCAAACGGGTTAAGAGTTACAAGCAAATGTCCTTATGACAACTACAAATCAAATCATTTTTGCAGATGCAAAAAATGCGGCAGTTTGCTTTCGCCATACGGCGAACAAATATGTAAATGTGAACTGCTACCAACAAACAAAAAAGGAGTAAACACAATGGCAAAAAACACAAAGACAAGCGGTAAAAATACCGCAAACAACAACGGCACTTTTACACCTACTTTCCGCAAATATGCCTCTATGAATGAGGGCGAAAAGCAGGCTTTTAGACAAGGTGCTAAGACAAGCGAGAACAAGGTTAAAGAGCGTTTAGGCTTAACTAAGCCTCGTGGCTAATTCGCTTTAAGTAAAAAGGTTTGGGGTTAGCCTGTGTAAGACACAAAAACCCCCTCTCTTTGAGAGTAACAATAAAATAAAAGGAGCGTAAAAAATGAAATCAAAAGCATTGAAAATCATACTTGCTATGACACTAATTATTTCGTCCGTGTTTATGTTGACTGCCTGCGGTGGCGGTCTTTTTGACTTTATAAAGGGCGACAAAAACAACGAGGACGATACGCCGAAAGTTGAACTTTCTACTTTCGGCACCGACAGTTGGGAAAGAATATCGCAAGTGTCGGCAACTGGAAAAGCAAGCACAATCTACAAGATTGGCGATGAAAAAACTATAACACTTTCAACTGGCGAGTTTGTAACATTGCATATACTCGGCTTTAACCACGACAACAAATCTGACGACACTGGCAAGGCAGGAATGACTATCGGCGTTAAAAATCTACTTAGCACAACTATAAGAATGAACACATCAACCTCAAACACAAACGGCTATTATTCAATGGAAATGCGTACGACAACCTTGCCAAACACTTTTAAGACCTTACCGCAGGAATTGCAAGACAAAATTATTGAGGTCAACAAAATAAGCCTTTTCAATACCACTGGTATTGTTACAGTTTGTAGCGACAAATTGTTCTTACTCTCTCGTGTGGAAATAGACGGCACGGCTGAGGACGGCTATTCAAAAGAGGGCAAGCAATACGAGTATTGGAAAAACAAAGCCGAAAACGCCGACAGATTAAAAGCGTTAAATAATGGTCTTAGCAATACCTCTGCTTGGTGGACACGCAGTATAAGTATGGTAACGACACAAACTTTTTTAAGGGTTGGCACTGACGGCATTTTAGCAACGGCAAGTCCGTCAACAACGCTCGGCGTTAGTTTCGCATTTTGCGTATAAGGGGGTAAAAAATGAAATCTAAATTAGCAAAAATCTTAATCGCAACAGTATTGACAGTTACTTGCCTTTTCGCTTTAACAGCGTGTGGCGGTGGCGGTCTTTGGGACTTTATCAAAGGCGACAAAGACAATGGCTCTGACAAAGACGACAAGACTACACCTATTGACTTACTTACCCTTTCAGTATCGTTTGAGGCTGACACTTGGGAAATAATCAACGCCGTATCTCAAAGCGGAAAAGCAAGAGAATATTACGACATCGGCGAGGAAAAAGAAATTAAAATCGGTGGCATAACTTATACCCTGCAAATACTTGGCTTTGCACACGATGACCTATCTGACGGCACTGGCAAGGCAGGAATTACTGTCGGACTTAAAGAAATATTATCGCAACATTATGTGTTGCATAACGCAAATACAAACGAGGGCGGTTGGTCGGAAAGTTTTTTCAGAAACACAACGCAATTTGCCATTGTTGCTATGTTACCGACTGAACTGCAAGCGGTAATAAAAACTGTTGATAAGCGGTCATACTTAGGCAAAGGCAGTACAGAAATTGCCGTAACAGCCGACAAACTGTTTATGTTTGCAAGGCAAGAAGTCGGCAACTTTACAGGAAATCACGAGGGCGACAGATACGAGTTTTATGTTAAGGGTGGCAGTATAGTAAAACCACTCAACGGCACAAACACCTCTTACTTTCTACGCACTCCTGTTTCCTCGTCAGATGTATGGTATCACTCCGTTTCTTATGGTGGCAGTATATCTAGCAACACAAACGCAAATCAAAGCAATGTTTATGTAAGTTTTGGCTTTTGTGTTTAAGGGGGTGCTGATATGAAACATATCAAACCTTTACTTGCCATTGTGTTGGTGGCGATAGTGCTTTTTGGCATTATCGCCACTTTCAACAACTTACCCGACTTAATAGACACAGGCACAAAAAAAGAGTGTGAGGAAAATCACTATCCTTGCGACAAAGACCATAGCAACAACGGCAACAACGAAATACCCACTTTCAACATACTGACACAGCAAATAATACAACTGCAAGAAAATATAAAGGTTTTAGAAAACGAGCGTAATTCCGTTGTTGAGGAACTGCTTAACTCGCAACTTAGCAATGAACTTAAAGAACAACTTATTTACGAACTTGAAAACAACATCGCTAATATGCAAGTGTATATCCGAGAACTTAACAATATGATACTTGACTTGCAAGCGGAAAACGCCGAACTCAAAGCCTACATCGTTGAGTTAGAGGAAATCAGAGATAGCCTGTTACAAGCGTGTTTTGCGTTGGAGCAACTTGTTGAAACCTTAAATCAAGGCTTGTTAGAGTATCGCTTTGGCATTGTGTTTATGTTCAATGACACAATTTACTCGGTGCAAATGATACCAGTTGACGGCAAGATACAAATACAGAACCCTGTATCAACGGACTATGTTGTTTTTCTTGGTTGGTCGCTCTCACTCAACGGTGCATTGGTGGACATCTCGCAAATAACGGTTACAAGCGATATGACATTCTATGCCGTTATAACACGCAAATACAATGTCAACTTTGTTTACGAAAACAACTCACACGGCAACTTTATTGTTGAAATGGGAAACACCCGAACAGTTACAAACCCTGCAAATACTGACCGCAAAATATTCTTAGGTTGGACACTCAACGGCGTTGATATTGTCAACCCTGCGACACGGCAAATCTTTGAACACACAACTTGGTTTGCAAAGGTTGAAACAAGGCACTTTGTTACTTTCGCATATAAGCGGAACGACACAATAACAAACATCTCAACGCAATATGTGGCAACGGCAAACGGCATAACTGTACCGACAACACTCACTTTTGCTGGCTATTCTTTCGGCGGTTGGACACTTAATCAGTCGGCAGTTTCTAACCCTCGCACAATAACGCTCAACGGCGATGTAACTTTCTTTGCAAAGTACACACCGACAAATCAGACTGTTGCAAGTGCAAATCTGCCTACGCCACAAAACAGCCTAAACCAAAACATAACAAACAGCGGTAATTACAGAGTTGAAAGAGTGTTTTTCAACCTTGACCACTTAATTGATACCTCGCAACCGCTTGACAGTATGACGGTTACAGTAAAGTTGGAGTTTCCGACAGTAACAAGGACAGTTAAGGTTACACTTACAAGTTTTCACGATATGTCGTATCGTGCTCAATATTCGGGTGGTCGTTTAGATGTGTTTAACTTTGCAGTTTTTCACAAGTCAAATGCAGTGAGTTCAAGCGGTATTCCGTTAGGCACGCACATAATTTGTTTTGACACTTGGGTTGACAGTAGCGGTTACAGAATACCGCCCGAAAACTGCTACATCACAATAACAGCAATTACATTCAAGTATGCTGACAACTTCAAATATTAAAGGAGGCTCAAATTGAAAAAGAAAACTAAAAGAATAATAATGAGTTGTGTTTCACTTATGCTTGCTTTCATTTGCCTTTTTGGTATCTTGTATGCACAAAAAGCAATGACCGCACAGGCAATGACAAGCGGAGTTTCGCAAGGCTCACAGCCTATAAGCGTTACGCAAGTTTTACAAAGCACTGCCTCGCTCCGTGTTACGCCCACAGGAATAACGGCATACAGCGACACGGAAAAACCACCCAGTTCTCTGCAAGAGCGAAAACTCTATGACGCTGACGGCAAAGAAATTAGGCTTATCCGTGAAACAGGGCAACTCATAACAGAGGACGGCAAACTGCTTTACAACCCCGACAACTTGGCAATGGGTCTATACAACGAAATAACGCAAGAGTTGTACGATGCCGCAAATAAAGCCCTTACTTACTGGTACAACAGCGTATCAATGCAATATGACATTGGAAGCGGTGGCGGTAAAACACTAACCACAGTCAAGGCAGGCGACAAAATCTATATCGCAACCATACTTGACAAAAAAGACAATCTGATAAAAACGCTCTATGTCAAAATGGAAAAGTTTGAAACAAACTGGTGGGATAGACTTAACCCTTTTAGTCAGTCCTCATTTGAATACAAGTATTTTGATATGCTTGGGCGTGAAATACCAGTCAGTTGGTTCATAGACCAAAACCGTGCAGTTTGGCTACCTGCTGCTGCAAGAACGGCTGTAACTCTTGGCTTAACAATAATGGCGTGTGCCGCTTTCGGCGGTAAAATCGGTCTTGCTATCGGGGCAACTGTTGCAGTCGGCATTTGGCTGTACGGCGTATTCAAAGGCTTTGACCCTATACAATCGGTTAATCTGATTGAGGCAGGAACAGTCGGCGAGGCTGTGGAGTTAATACAAATGGTTTCGCACCCTTGGGAAAAGATTGAGGGCGTGCTGACCGCAAACGATAGCGGAGAGTTCAAATCGGGCATATACATCAACCCTGCAAACAACCAACTTTGCGACAGTTTAGGCAGACCTATCTATCAACTTGACAGTGGCTTGCCTGTTGTTTACGACCAAAAAAACTCACAAGTAATCACAGTGCCGAACAAGCAAGTGCAAACCATTAGAGGCGGTATATTAGAAAACTGTGCAACTGTGGAGTTCTTACGCAAACTCAATTTCAACATTTATTTTCACTTTATAGACGACCCAGAGTTTGGCATATTAAACACCATTGTTTTGCGTAAGGGCGACAAATGGTTTTTGCCTAACGGCGATGAGGCAACGGATATTGTCCGTCCAGATGTCGGAATAAACGAGGACGGCGAACAATTCTCACTTAAAAGCCTTTTTCAACAATTCGGCAAACTGTTCGGCGATAGTTTCGGCACAGTCATTGCAATAATCATAATTGTACTGCTTTTGATATTCTGCTTTCCGCTTGTCGTTCAAATCATAACGCTGTTAATCAAACTCATAATCGGAATGGTTAAGGGCGTTGTCAAAGCCATATCAAAAGCGTTTGGGGGCAAGAAATGAAAAAGCCAAAACTAACACAAAGGGTTGATGTTTGGCAAAACTTCTCGGCGGTTTACTTTATACTGCAATACTTAGTCGTACACATTTTGTTTTTCGGCTTTGATTTTAAGATTGACAGCGTTGTTGTTAAAGCCGTTACTTCGTTTAATTATGCCGAAATAGCCAACGCAATTTACAACTTCCGAATGGTCTTTATAGCAGGCTTTACCTTTCAAAGCGTACTCGTGTTTATCATAGTGGCAATACCTTACACGCTCATACTCGTATGGGCGTTAAGGTATGTCATTATTTACTTATTTGTTGTGTATCAACTGTTGCAGTATATCCGCATTAAAATATCTCAGATAAAGCACGAAAGAAATATCAACCTTGACAATGTTGTAGTTGTTAAAATCGGCTCGCCCGGTTGCGGAAAGTCAAGCAGTGGCTTATATGAGGCAGTTGTAATGGCTCGTAAGATGTGGAGCGACCTGCGATGGCGATACTTCAAGTTTGTTAAGAAAAAAGACAAACCGCTTGACTGGAACGAGATAGAGTTTTCATACAACTTTTTCAAAAACTCAAACGCCGTGCCGTGCCTCTTATCAAACATTCCTATAATGGTTGACGGCAAATACACAACCTTTGTTTCAAAAGAACACTGCGAACAGCGTGCAAGACTACCTGCTCACTGCGTGCTATTCCTTGACGAAGTTGGTGCAATGCTTTCAGTAGACACAGCAAAGCAACGAATGGGCGATGAAAACGAGGATATGCAAAACGCAGTCAATGTTTCTGACTTCTTTCGCCTATGCCGACACTTTGGCAACTGGCGTATAATCTGCACGGAACAAGACAGCGAAAACATCTACATTGATGTTAGGCGTGTTGTATCTAAAAACGAATATATGATACAGCAAAAATGGGTATTAAAGCCTTATGCCTTTCTTGCATTGTTATTGCCTCTCAAAGCCTTAGCAGTCCGTTTTGTCCACTGGGGAAACGACAGCACACGCAAAGGGCGAATATTTGGCAAACTGCAAAAAGTTCTTACACCGTCTCTGATATTCCTTGAAAAGATATGCAAGGCAATAGGCTTTCGTAAATACCTATACTTGACCGAAAACAATACCGAAAGAGCAAGCGGAATGGAAACAGGCAAACGCACTTTCTATCTGCCGTCATTATTAAACTTTAAGTATGACGAGCGAACTTTCCGAAACTTCTACAAATGCAAAGACGAAACAATAACACCCTATGTGTTTGATAATTTAATTTTAGAGGACACAGACACATTCAAGCAAATGTTTCTACGAAGTGCAAAGAAACGCAAAAAGTAAAGGCGAAAAAATACACACACGCAGAGGCAAGCAGTTTGGCCGTAGTGGCGAGCAGGCGTTCACGCCTCGCCACGCCGAACTGCTTGCCGTGTGGTATTTCGCCGTTTGTTTCGTGGGGGGCTAAGGTAACTATGTCCTTAGCCCCCCATTCAACATTCAACACTAATATATATTATATAAGGAGCATAAAAAACTATGGACTATTCAAGAATTACATCAACTTGGTGGTCTGGCACTTGTTATCATAAAGAACAGTTACAAGCAATTATAACATCGTCAGACATACACCGCTACGCATATATTTTACACGACAAAGACAAACAGCCAAACAGCGAGGAACTTAAAAAGCCTCATTATCATTTTGTTGTTCAGTTTGCTAAAAATCAAAGAGGCTCTTGGTTTAAGGCTTTTGCTACTGACGATATGGGGCTTGTATTTGTTCAACGCTGCTCTATACCCGAAAGTGCTTATAACTACCTGATACACGACACGCCGTCTTGCAGAAAAGAGGGCAAACATTTATACGATGTATCGGAGCGTATCAGCACAATAGAAACCTTTGACGAGCCTGCCGAAAAGGACGAGGACGAACACACAGTTTTATACAATGACATTTTGGAACTTGTAAACAAACAAATCTCGTGGGGCGAGTTTATAAAACGCAAGCCTAAGCGTATTCATATGATAGGCAACATAAAAACCGCCCACGACTTACTAATTAGAGAAAACAAGTTTGATAACAACTTCCGCAAGTTAGATGTTACTTACATTTATGGTCAAACAGCCAAAGGCAAAACACGCTCAATTATGGAACGCTACGGCTACAAAAATGTTTACCGAGTTACAAAATACGACCATACCGCTTTTGACCAGTATATCGGGCAAGATGTTGTTGTGTTTGAGGAGTTTCGTTCAAGTTTCAAAATTGAGGATATGCTTAACTACTTAGACGGCTACCCTCTAATGTTGCCGAGCCGATACAACGACAAAGAGGCTTGTTACACAAAAGTTTATATCGTTACAAATTGGGTACTTGAACAGCAATACAAAAATGTTCAAACCGAACACCCAACCACTTGGCAAGCCTTTAATCGCCGAATACATAAAGTTTTCAATTTTGACCGCAACCCTGAACTAAACCTCAAAGAGAAATACGAACAAACCTCACTACAAGCAACCCAACTCCAACAGCAACGCAAATCAAAACTCACACCCATTGACGATGACGGCGAGTTGCCATTTTAATTTTTAATTTTGAAAACATAGTTCCTTTTGTTTGCCTTTTCACTTCCGATTTGTTATACTAAAAAGTAAAGAAAGTAAAGAATTTTGAGTTGTAAGGAGTTTTAATGAAAAAGGTCAAGGAAGCAATACTTTCTGCGAAATGTCAAATAACCGTTCCGAAAGAAGTGCGGAAACGATTAGGTATTGATAGCGGTGATGCTATTGCTTTTTATTTTGACGGCGATGATATAAAAATTGTTGGAACAAACAATCTTGAAGTTCTACCAAAAGAAAAAAACAAAGCAGGCACAGTTAAGGGGGAAAAACAAAATGGATAAGCAAAAAATTGATAATAAAGCAGGTCTAATATGGAGCATTGCCGATAAACTTCAAGGCGACTACAAACCGCACGAATACGGCGATGTGATTTTGCCGTTCACTGTCTTAAAGCGTTTTGACAGTGTTCTTGCCGATACAAAAGCAAAAGTCTTGAAAGTCGCAGGCGAATACAAAACAATCACGCCACCGATTGACAAACTGCTTAAAAATGTTGCAAAGCAAGAAATATACAATGTAAGCGATTTTGATTTCAAAAAATTACTTGCAGACCCCGACAATATAAAAAAGAACTTCAAAAAATATATTACTGGTTTTTCGGACGATGTAAAAGATATTTTAAGCAAAGAACGAGGCTTTGAGTTTGACCGACAAATTGACAAACTTGATAATGCAGGCTTGCTTTATCTTATTATTCAAGAGTTCAATACAGACAATGCAGACCTGCACCCCGACAAAATCAGCAATATAGAAATGGGCTACATATTTGAGGAAATTATTCGCAGATTTAGTGAAACATACAATGCCGATGCAGGAGAGTTCTACACGCCAAGAGAAATCATTCAGTTAATGGTCAATCTTCTTCTTGATAACGAAGAACTAAGCGAACAAAACAAAGTAATCTCAATATATGACGGAGCGTGCGGAACTGGCGGTATGCTCTCTATTGCCTACGAGCATATTAAAGCATTAAACAGCACAAACGAGGTTTTCTCTTCTGGGCAAGAAATCAACCCTCAAACTTATGCTATTTGCAAAAGTGATATGCTGCTTAAAGGCGGTAAAAACTCTTCTATAAAATTTGGTAGCACTTTATCAAACGACCAGTTTCCCGAAGAGCATTTTGACTATATTATTATGAACCCACCTTTCGGCAGAGAGTGGAAAAAAGATAAAACCGAAGTGGAAAAAGAACATAAGCGAGGTAAAGGTGGTCGCTTTGGTGCAGGTCTTCCTGCGATAGATGATAGTCAACTATTGTTTTTACAAAATGCGGTTGCCAAAATGAAACCGAATGACAAGAAATCGAATGGTAGCAAAGTTGCTATTATTCACAATGCCTCTGCCCTATATCAAGGCGACCCTGAAAAAGGCGGTAGTGAAATACGCAGATATATTTTGGAAAATGACTTGTTGGACACCATTATTCAACTTCCAACCAACATTTTTTATAACACGCCGCTTACAACATATATTTGGTTGCTTTCAAACAAAAAACCAAAAGAACGCATTGGTAAAGTGCAACTTATCAATGCAAGTGAAATATACGAAAAACGCCGTAGGTCATTAGGCAAAAAAATGAAAGATATTAGTCCGACACAAATTGACAGCATTGTTGAAATGTATAACAATTTTAAAGACAATAAAAACTGTAAGATATTTGACATTGCTGATTTTGCATATAGAAAAGTTGTTGTAAACCAGCCACAACTAAATGAAGACGGAAAGCCTATGACAGACAAAAAAGGCAAAATCGTATTTAACAAAGAACTTGAAGACACCGAAATAATTTCATTCAAAGAAGATATAAACGATTATATGAAGCGTGAAGTCTTGCCATACTGCCCTCACGGAGCATTTATAGACGAAAGCAAAATCAAAATAGGCTATGAAATACCTTTCACAAAGCACTTTTACAAATATCAACCACTACGCAAAAGTGCTGAAATAATGTCTGAAATCTTAGAATTAGACAGCCAACTTGACAATGCGTTAAAGGAGTTGGCGAATGATAAATAATGTAAGAATAAGCAATATTGCTAAACTTGTTGGCAATACCGTAAAAGCGTATGAAGGAACACGCCTGTATATTTCAACTGGCGATATTGATAATGAAGAAAATGAAACCTATGTATCGTTTTTCTCTAAACCATCAAGGGCTAATTTGGAAGTAAAAGAAAACAATATTCTTGTAGCCAAAATGAAAGATACAGTTAAGACCACACTTATAAACAAAACCGATGAAGACAGCATTTATTCAACAGGCTTTTTTGCCATTGCAAGTGATGTTCTAAAAACTAAATACTTATACTATTTGCTTTTATGTGACGAATTTGAGCAAGAAAAAAACTCTTGGTCTTTTGGAACAACACAAGTTACTCTTAACGCCGATAAATATAAGTTCATTAGAGTTCAATATGAAAACGACACTAACATACAAAGCCGCATCGCCTCGTATCTTGATAAAAAAATTGACATCATCAATCAACAAATCGCAAAAAATAAAAAAGCCATTGACCTATTAAGCGAGTACAGAGCAAATGTTATTTCGCAGATTGTTACAAAAGGCTTAGACAACACTGTTAAGTACAAGGATAGCGGAAGTCAATTTTTGGGGCAAGTTCCCAGCCATTGGGTACTTACAAAATTAAGATTTTTAGGTAAGTTTCAGAATGGAGTTAGTGCCAGTGGCGACAGGTTTGAAAGCGGTTTACCATTTGTAAATTATACCGATGTTTACAATAATTTTGCACTGCCTCAAAGTTTTGACGGCGTCTTTGATAGCAATGAAAGAGAGCGTGAACTATATTCAATTAACAGAGGCGATGTTTTGTTTACGAGAACATCTGAAACGATAGAAGAAATTGGTTTATCGTCTGTTTGTTTTTCAGATGTGAGCAATGCTACTTTTTCTGGTTTCTTAATTAGGTTTAGACCTTATAAGGAAGAGTTGTTGCCTCAATTCTCAAAATACTATTTTAGGAGCAATCTGCATAGAGATTATTTTGCAAGAGAAATGAATATGGTTTCTCGTGCCTCATTAAGTCAAGACTTGCTAAAAAGTTTAACCGTTGTAATTCCACCAACTGACGAACAAAGAGAAATTGCTGACTATCTTGATAAACAGTGTGGTCGTATAGACAAAATAATTGAATACCGTAAAGGCATAATAGACAAATTGGAAGAATACAAAAAATCATTGATATACGAATGTGTAACAGGCAGAAAGGAGGTTTTATAATGCAAACCAAAGAAAAGAATTACGAGGAGTTTATTGAGAAGTTTCTCACAACTTATGGTGGATATGTCAAGGACACCGCCTCTGCTTTTGACAACCGCAACGGCATAATTACTTCCGACCTGCTTACTTTCATAAAACAAACGCAACCCAAAGAGTGGAAAAAAGTTACCGACAGTCAAGGCTCACAAGCCGATACATATTTTGTTGAACGGCTAAAAAAGAATATTGACGAACACGGACTGCTTTTTGTATTGCGTAAGGGCGTAAAATTAAACGGAGCGACAATAGAGTTGCTTGCTTTCAAACCCGAAAACAACATTAACCCCGACACTGTAAAATTGTACGACCTCAATATTTGCAAACTTGTTCGTCAACTTCACTATTCCTATCAAAACAAAAATAGCATAGATACTGTGCTTTTTATAAACGGCTTTCCGCTTGTTACTATTGAACTCAAAAATGAGTTTACTGGTCAAACTTATGCAAATGCAATCAAGCAATATAAATATGACCGTGACCCACAAGAGATTATTTTTCAGTTCAACAAACGCTCGCTTGTGCATTTCGCCGTTGACCTGCAAGAAGTTTATATGACAACCAAACTGACTGGCGGTTCAACAAGGTTCTTACCTTTCAATCAAGGTTCTAATGGTGCAGGCAATGACGGCGGAAAAGGCAACCCAAACAACGAAAGCAGTTTTCTGACCTCTTACTTATGGGAGCAAGTTCTTAGTAAAGACAGTTTGTTTGACATACTTAAAAAGTTTGTTCAGTTAGAAGTTAAGAAAAACAAAAAGACTGGTGCGGTAAAACAAACGCTCATCTTCCCTCGTTACCACCAACTTGATGTTGTGCGTAAACTTATTGCAGACACTCGTTTTGCAGGCAGTGGCAAAAACTACTTAATACAGCACAGTGCAGGAAGTGGAAAAAGCAACAGTATCGCTTGGCTTGCATATAGGCTTGCGACTTTGCACGATGCAAAAGACAAAGCGATTTTTGACAGTGTTATAGTTATTACTGACCGCAAAGTCCTTGACCAACAGTTGCAAGACAATATTTATCAGTTTGAACACACAACAGGTTTTATTGAAAAGATAGATAAGAACAAAACAAGCAAAGACCTTTTGAAAGCAGTCAACAATGGCAAAAAAATTATCATTACCACCTTGCAAAAGTTTCCGATAATATATAAGGACATTGAGGCAGCAGACAAACGCTTTGCTGTAATCGTTGACGAGGCACACTCCTCTCAAACTGGAAACAGTGCAAAGAAACTTAAAGCAGGTTTAGGCGACCTTGAAGAGGCTATCCGTATTGAGAGCGAACTGGAACAAAACTTTGTTGACGATGAAGACAAAATGTTAAATGAACTTGCAAGTCACGGACAACACAAGAACTTGTCATTCTTTGCTTTCACGGCAACGCCGAAACACAAGACACTGCAAATCTTCGGCAGGAAAACGGAAACAGGCAGTTATGTACCACATCACATATATTCAATGCGACAAGCCATTGAAGAGGGTTTTATTTTAGATGTTCTGCAAAACTATATGACATACAGCACATTCTATAAACTTGTTAAGAAGACAAACGAAGACCCAGAGTTTGAGGCAGGCAGAGGCATAAAAGAATTGATACGCTTTGAAACCCTGCACCCTACAAACATAACGCAGAAAACGGCAATCATTATTGAGCAATTCCTAAACACAACCTCAAAAAAAATAGGCGGTCAAGCAAAAGCAATGGTTGTTACTCCGTCACGACTTCACGCCGTTAGATATGTTCACGCATTTAAGAAATATATACAAACAAAATCACTGGCAGACAAATTGAAAGTGCTTGTTGCCTTTTCGGGCGATGTGTTTGACCCCGACTTAAAAGAAAGTTTTACAGAGGTTGGCATAAACAAAATAAGCGAAAGCCAACTGCCTGATGCGTTTGAGGAAGAGTACAATGTTTTGATAGTTGCCGAAAAATATCAAACAGGCTTTGACCAACCTTTATTGCACACAATGTTTGTTGACAAAAAACTTGCAGGCATAAAAGCGGTGCAAACGCTCTCTCGCCTCAACCGAACTTGTGAGGGCAAAACAGACACTTTTGTTTTGGACTTTGTAAACAAAGCCGAAGACATTCAAACCGCTTTCCAAGACTATTATCAAGCAACAGTTCTGACAGAGGGTTTTGATGTAAACAACATTTATGATATTTACAGCAGATTAGAGGCATATCAAATTGTTGACAAAAAAGACATTGACGGCTTTGCAACGGCTTACTACTCCAACACCGAAGATATGAGCAAACTTAGCGGTTTTCTTTATAAAGCCAAAGAGAAATATATTCAGTTAGAAAAAGCCGACAAATTAGAGTTCAAAAACATAATGCAAGCGTTTTTGAGAAACTACAACTTTGTTGTGCAAGTTGCTCGTATGAACGACAAGGAATTACAAAGTGCTTTTGTTTACTATAAGTATCTTAATCAATTCTTACCGAAAGAACACACAAAAACAATAGATGTAAAAGACCTTGTTGAACTGGAATTTTTTAAGGTTGAAAAGAAGTTTGAGGGTAGCATTTCACTTGTGAAAGAGCAAGGCGAGATTGACCCACCTACTGGCTACATCGGTAAAAAAGGCGAAGAAATAAAAGTCAAGTTAAGTGAGATAATCACAAAGATAAATCAAAAGTATCAAACCAAGTTTACTAATATGGACAAAGTGTTTGAGCAAATTGAAAAGGACTATTTAGACGATGACCGTATGCGTGCATTTGCCCAAAACAATGAAGAAAAAGACTTTAAGAAAGTTTATGACAAAGAGTTTGAAAACAAGGCAATAAACCGCTACGAGCAAAACAGCGACCTTTTCAAAATACTGTTTACAGACGAGGAGTTTATGGACGATGTGAAAACAGCATTGTTTAAGGCAATTTATGAAAAGTTGCGAAGTGGTAACAAGCAAGCATAAAGGAATAGAAAATGGCAGATAAACCAAAAGACGAAAAGACAAACAAGGAACTTATAGATAATAAGTTTGTTATAGATTGTGCTCGTGTTCTTGCTTACGATTTGAAAAGATATGCAGAAAACGGCGGCGATATGGAAAACATCACAGCAACGAAAGTTTACTCGTTTTTAGAGGAACTTGACAAAAAACCATATACGACTAAGTTCGTTAAAACTGAAAAAGACACAGCAACAATTCGCAATGCGGAAATAAAACACAGTACGATTTATCTTGTAGGTAAATTCTCTATACTTTGGAATGTGTTTGAGGACGAAAAATGTACTTGTGCTTGTAACCACCAAGACATTTTGTTGGCGGTGAAAAATATTAGTGAAACAGGTAAAGTGATTTTTAGAGCGTTTGCAAAGCAATTAAAAGAAAGAATGAAAGAGGTAAACCCTCCTGCACAAACTGTTGAGCAATATGTAAGCGAATACTTATATCCGACAGTTGACCAACGAGCAAGAATATCTGCGACAGAAAGAAAAACATACATAGGCATTGTTATTGACTTTATAAATTCAAACGGCGAGAAATCATTTGACGGTGCATTGTTGGCGATTTGGCGTATAAGAAATAATATGTTTCACGGCTTAAAATGGCACGGCGTATTAGATAGTCAAGTTGGTCTATTTAAAGCAATGTGCAGCGTGTTGGAAGAAGTAATCAAGTAATCAAGTAAACAAAAAGACGGCATTTCTGCCGTCTTTGCTTTTATTCCGTATTCTTGCAAAACCCTTTGCTGTTTCGCTTTTGTGTTTTCCAGTTTTCCCAACCTGCATTATATAATGCTTTCTTTGGCTCTGGTCTTTCATAATGTACGATTAAGCCTGGAACTCCCTTAACGAATATGTAATATTCGTGGGGGAGTTCAAACTTAAACGACATTGGCGGAGAGGGTGGGATTCGAACCCACGTGCGCTTTCACGCTCCCTGATTTCGAGTCAGGTCCGTTATGACCACTTCGATACCTCTCCGTATTTAGGGGGAAAATAAAGCGGGGCAAACCGAAATTTGCTTGGCTAAGATTAAGATAGCACGGTATTAGCCGATTTGTCAAATGAATTTGTGTTAGCAGCGAAAAAAAGACATAATAAAAGACGGTGGTAATATCACGCGCCACTACCCATTTAAGGGGATAGCCTCGTTAAAGGCAGGCAACACCGTCTTTCATTATTAGTTTATATCATAAATTTGTTTTTGTCAAGGAGATTTTGCACGCACAAAAAATAACAAAGTGGCTCAATCCATTTTGACGACCTTCTTCCCTACTCCTTGCCTACCGTTACGTTGTCTTGGGTGCGGTCGTCTAGGGCGTGTATGGGGTGGGCGGATTTTTGGCTGCGGTAGTCTTTGCCGCCGAATGCGCTTATGGATTCGCGAATCACCAAATGGCTGGCGACTTGCGCAGGACTGCCGTTAACGGTATTGTTAAAGCGGAAAAAGTCCGCGCTTTTGGGCAGTTTGCGCGCGTCTACATATTTTTCGCGGTCGGAGGTGATATATACAGACTCGGCTATAACCTTGCGCACATAGTCGATGTTAGAACCGAATTTTATGGGCGCGGGAAATTCTGGGTTAGGAATAACCGATTTAACGTCCTTTTTTTCGTATTTTTTGAGTAATTCGGCAACCCGCTTTAAGTGCGCGGCCTCCATTTCAAAATGCTCTTGATAAATGCCTTTTATATAGGCGTCCGACTCGTCTTGATACAGGCTGTGGTAGAGGTAGCATTCGGTGTATTCGTGCATAAGCCATTTTTCTAGCCAACTGCATGTGGGGTCGGCTAAGCATTCGTACTGCGACACGTGCATTTCTTCTACCATGCCGATTTCGGCAAAAAGCTTGCGCCCTAAATCGTTGGGGTACGTTGCGGCAATGTTCATGTAAAAGTTCATGGTTTGCTGCTCGGCCGCCGTGATAATGCCTGCTGCAAGCTTAGAGTACGGGTCGGCGGTTTTGGCGCACAGCGAATATTTGATGTGGTCGAACGGGTGGCGGTGCTCGTTGATAGTGGGGCGGCCCGGCATAATTTCGGTGTACTTGCCTACTATCGTTTCGGCCTCTATGCCGAAATCCTTTTTTAACAGGTTGGCAAAGCGGAACAGGTGGTCGAAATCTTCTAACAGCGCAAGGTCGAGGGCGGCTTTATTGTTTTTGTCTTTTTCGTTTTGCGCTAAAATTGCCGTAAGCTCGATGGCTAGCTGCTCGTAGCTGATGGTGGTTTCTAAAAAATGCTCGTCTAAGGGCTTTAAA